CGTTCGGTTTGAGAACACGCATACATTCTTCGAATCCTTGCCGGATGTCATCCTCCCATGAGGGGAGGAGGCGACCGTATTTTTTCGCCAGCCATGACGATTCGCCGAGGTTATTCAGATGCGGAGGATCGAACAGGACGAGATAGAACGAATTATCGGGAAACGGCATCTTGCGGAAGTCCCCGACGACATCGGGCCTGATCTCCAATCTGCGCCCATCGCAAAGGGTATGTTCCTCGCTGCGGCAGTCCATGAAGACCGTATCGGGGTTGTCTTTGTCGAACCAGCACATCCGACTGCCGCAGCAAGCATCCAAAATCTTTTTCATACGAATAGCGATTTTGAAATTCTTGGTAATACCTTTACTCTTGCCTCGGCACAGAAATCCTTTTTGATCTCGAATCCGTATGCTTTTCGGCCCATATTGGCAGCCGCGAGCAGGGTTGTTCCGCTTCCTGCGCACGGGTCGATGACTACATCCCCTTTGTCGGTGAATATCTCGATCAGGCGTTCCAGCAGGGGAACGGGTTTCTGCGTCGGGTGGATCTTCGGCGTATCTGTATCGCGTACCCAATCGAAGCAGTTGAATATCATCCTCCCGTCATTGTTGAATTTCGGTAGGCGGTCGCGGTAGAGAATCAATCCGTATTCGCAGTTGCCGACGACTTTCATGTTGGCTTTGAGTACCTGCGCGGAGAAATCCTTGCGGAATACGAGCGGGATGTAGCGTTTCAGTCCATATCGTTGTCCGAGTTCGATATAATAGTGCATCTGCTCGAAAGGACAGAAAAGGATCATACAGGCCGCGCCTCCTTTCGATCTTCCCCCCCCCTCGGATTTCTCCTCTTTGATAGGCTTGTCCTTACGAAGCATTTGACTACAAAAGTGCATGAACTCCGCAGGCCGGAAATCCTTGTCGGTGTCGAAAAACTGCTTGCCTGCGAGTGCGCTCTCGCCGTTCTTATTGTCGCCATCAACATACCATGCCGGATTGCTGGCATAGGCATTCGCACCGAGGTTATACGGCACATCGGCGATGATAAGCTGCGCTTTGGGGATGCCGTATGCCTTGAAATTTTGAAAATGATCGTTGAATAATTCTATGTCTTTCATAGTGTATTTCCGTTAATTGGTAGCCATTGGTAGAGGCTCGGTTTGCGCTCTAAATCGCCGCGCCATTCGGCGGCATTATCGTAGTCGATGAGTTCGATGCTCCCATCCCGTTTGTCCCTGACAAGACGCGGCAGATTGCGAAATATCTCATCTATGGCGTCATCGGTGGCAAATCCCCATTTCGGGTCGGCCTGAATGTCGCGCCATTGCGTCAGAGAAGAAAGCCGATATTTCAGGTCGGCAACCTCTTCGACTTGCTTATCCAATGCCCGCTCGTATGCGGCAGCGGTCTGCGGGGCAATATCTTTCGCCTTGCCGATGTTGCGCCAATAGCGGCGAATCCAATTCCACATTGCATAGTAGAACTTATCCCGCATATCCCGCCGGAGCAAATCGGCCTGCGTGTCGTACTTGGCCTTGTGGAGGCATGGAGCGGACTTGATGCAGCGGAATGTGCCCGAATCGGTGATATACATCAGCCCTGCGAACTTCGGGCATTCAGCCTCGGAGATGATCCCTTCCGGACAGACATACCAAAAGTAGTTCGGTCGTCGATCGTCAATTGTTCCATCCGAGGCGGATAACCCTTGTAAGATGCGCATCTTATTCTGCTTATGGATTGCCTCATTCAGGAAATCCGAGTGGCTGATCTTGATCTCGCACTCGTACACGTATCCGGCTTTGGAGATTGCCAAATAATCGGATTCCCACGCATAGAAGATGAAGCCGACCATCTCGAAAGCGGGTTTTGTCAGAATTGGATGATTCCAATACAACGCCTGCTGGATGCTCTCCTCGGTGTGTTTCGGTTTGGTCGGGGTTCCTCCCCGTGTCCCTCGCATTCCCATATCGCTACATCATTTCGCGCCAGCCGGTGACTTTGGCGTGGGTTGAGTGTTCGATGAAGAATCCGCCCAATTCAGGCGCATAGAAATCGGTCTGAATCTCCCCGCTGGAACATTTTACGAGGACATTCTTATTCGCTTCGGGCATGAAGTCTTTCGGGTCGATCCAGCAGGTGTAGAATCCCTCCATTTCTTGCTCGGCGAGTTCGGCCGCATGGGTCATTGCCGCCCGGAGCTGCCATTTGGCGTGGTCGCTCATCTCTACTGTGAGATGAGCCATGCACCCGTCTATAAATTCTTTTGCTTTCTGACTTTTCATTCCTCGGTCATGTTTTGGACAAAAAGTAGTTTTGTCGCACATTTGTCGGGGTCTAATGCGCAGGCCCCCGTTTCATAGCATGCACATTCGCTGCAATACGCTTTAATCGCTTTCTCACGCATTCGCATCTCGGCATCCTGCTCGGCAAGTTCGATAGCGGTAGACACATCCCATCTTGACACGACCAACTCGCGCCCTCCGAATCTTTCAGCATACTCTTGTGCCGTACACGTGGCATGTGTAATGTATTCCTTTGCTTTTTCGCTTTTCATGGCTCAATCGTTTTCATCGTTATCGTCATCGGGATAGCTCACATCCTCATAGTTCACGCAGAAGTCGAAGCCCGGATCATCGTCGAATACGCCTTTGGTTTGGCATTCTTCGTATTTTCGGCAGTTGTAGCAATGACATTCGTTTATTTGTCTGTTGATTTTCATGGTTCTATTCTTTGCGTAATCGGATGATATATTCGGCATTCGCGCATCCTTTGTCGATCATCTGAATACCGAGGAGTTTGTCGGCGGCGTAGGATCGTACCCATTCTTCGTCGCATGGAGCGAGCTGCTTGCCATCCTGTGTGTTTCCATGAAGAGCGAAATGATCGTCTTCCTCGACAATGCGGCATGGGTAGGATTTCGCTATACGATTCATGAATCGGTTGATTTTCTGCACATAGTAGGGAAATGGTGCTTTAATAGTTCGATTACCGTCGTCATCTTCCCGATAGCAGTTCGGGCAATAATGATGACTGCTTACCGAGTGCCAATCCTCCTCGGATGCTTCTTCTTCCGCTGTGCTGCGGTCATACCAAGCACTATTGTCATTGCTATTGATGAGGGTCTCCCCGCAACGGTCGCATGTAACGCCGTATAAGATTTGAGGTTCAATCATGGTTATTAGCTTTCTTTGTTGGGTAGTTCTGTTAAAATTCCGATTTCTTTTACCGCTTCGAGGATGTGTAGAATATCCCGCATTGCCGAAAGCATACGAGGATCAATCCCCTCTACGGAGCAGTTTTTAATCACGTTTCTCTGAAAATGAATCAGGAAGTCCATGTCGTGATTAAGGATTGCGGTTATAATTCTCTTTGCCATAGTATTATGCTGCTATTTGTGTCGGACGCCAATCGCCCTCAATTAATCGGGCACAAAGGGCCTCGCAGAGAACCCGCGCCATATTGACCTCGACCGCGTTACCGATGAATTTCTTTTGATCGGCCTGTGTCCCGACGAGAACGTAATCGGGGGGAAAGCCCATGATCCGTTTCAATTCGGGAATGCGGAGCATCCGCATCTTTATATCGACGATGCCGTACAACGCCATGAATCGCTTGATTTTTGCCATCGCCGGACTGTCGTCAGAGGTTATTGTGGTTGTGCTTTCTTGCTGCTCCATTCGGCAGGTTACGAGCTGGAGTTTCGGATTGGTTGTAACCGTCGGTGCAGGGCTTTCGATGTCGCAGGGCGCTCCGTTCCCGTACTGCATATCCACGAACGCGAGCCTATCCCTTGTGGTCAGCGTCGGCGCGGGTGCGTCGATGGAGTGGTTATGCCCGTTCCCGTAATATGCCGTGATGAACGAGTGATGATCCCATGTCGTTATTGTCCCCGCAGGCTCTTCGACCGAAACGCATTTGCCCTCCGGACTGCCTCCGTAATGCTTGGAAAGGAAATTGACCTGCGCAATGCCGAGCCTATTCTGCGTTGCAACGGTCGGGCAAGGTTCGTCGATGCTCGGTGCGTGGTATTTCCCGGTTTGACTCATCGAGTTCCATTTCACCAAGAATGCCTCTTTGCCGCCTGCAACAAACTTGATGAGACCCGCGTAGATGCGTTCGAGGGTCGCATCGACGAGCGGTTTCTTGCGCCCGAAAATACTTTCGCCCTCATCGGAAAAGTCCAGCACCTCGCGCACGGGCTTCCAGCGTTGCGTCCGACCGAATAATCCCGTTGCGCCGTCCTTGCTGTGCGTCGGTTCGGGGAACACTATCGGGAGGCTCTCTTTGGCGAAGATGCCGAAGAATCGGCGACGAGTGGTGTATGCCCCGTAATCGGCCGAGTTTAGAATCCGATGCGCGAACCGATAACCGTAGCCGCAGACATTCGACACCCATTGCTGATACAGCCGTCCTGCATCTTTACTGATCGGCTTGCCGTTCTCGTCGAGGTCGCCCCATGACATGAACTCCTCGACGTTCTCGATCTGAATGTAGTCGGGGTTGATAGCCTCGATGTATCGGAAGAGATGCTCGGCCAGCGTCCGGCTGTCGGCATCGCGGGGCTGGCCGCCTTTGGCCTTGCTGAAATTCGTACATTCGAGACTGGCCCACAAGACGACGAACGCATCGGGATATTGCCGCCGCATTTCGGCGATATGAGCTGTCAGCGGCGAGAGTTCCAGCGTGCGAATATCCTCCGTGAAGTGCAGCGCGTCGGGATGATTAGCGGCATGAGAGGCAATCGCATTTGCATCATGGTTTACGCACCCGATGACCTTTGCACATTGCCGTCCATCATGGCGAGCGTTCTCAACGCCGGTAGAGGTTCCGCCAGCTCCGCAGAATAAGTCGATGTATAGCAGTTTCATATCGCCTTATTTTTTGGTTTCGCATTCATTCCATCGACGTGCGATCTCTTCTCCGAGTTTCGTAGCGTCGGGTAGTGTTTCTTTGAAGTCGCGGTACAAATCGCGGCTGAATAGCTTTATTTGGCCGATAGGGATATTCCATCCGCAGTCGGGGTCTTTGATGCAGAGATCGACCCGTCCGTGATTATCATCCGGTATGCAGAGTAGTTTTACCCGTTGGGTATCGAAACTACCCTCGACGAACTGAAATTTTGGTTTGATCTCCATGACTATTCCTCCTCGATTCCCTCTTCAATTTCAAACTGCGCCAATGCCTGTTGGCAGCCGAAGCAGAAAAAGTCGTTGAGCGCATCGTAGATTGATTCGGGGATTTCATCATCTTCTTCAAAGTTCCCCTCGACGCACTCCGAGCTGCCATAATGTCCGATATGCCGTTCGGAATAGGTTTTGCCGTTGATCGTTACATCGGTTTTCCAACCGTCAGCGGTGATTTCGATACTGATTTTATTCTCTTTCATAGTTGCGTTGAATTATTGATTATTACATATCCCTGCCGTCCATGAATTTACCGAGGCCGAACCACACAAAGGATTTCTCCCAATGGCGTTCCCCGACATACCGGATGATCGACCAGCGCGTAACGACCATGCGTGGGTAGGTGTCTGTCTTGGGGTCGTACCCCTTTCCGATCCTGATGTACTCTTTCCCGTTATCGCCGCGAAAGAGCATGAAAAACTGCGATTTCAGCGGGCTATTGTCGTCCACCCATGCGCAGATGAGGATGCGCCAGCCGCGAAATATTTTCCTGATAGCTCCTATGTGAATCATGATTAACTATATCTTACTTGTGAAACATTTTCGCAACGCACCCACATCGGGTCGTCTGCATCAATTCCGCTGTCATCGCATAAGGCAAATAAGCGTTCGGGAAAGTTGCATGATATGACTTTATACCAGCTTCCTCTGTATTCTGCGATCATGCCTGCGCAAAATCGTAGTGCGTCAAATTCGTCTTGTGTCATGGTATCGGTTATTTCACGATTTTATCCGGTTTGCAATCAAATTCCCAATCTACGTCAGTCCCGTAGCAGGTGTGGATTTCTCCGATGTTCATCCCGCATCCGATTTTTGCCATCTGCACGGCCTCTTTGCGAGTGTGGGCGCGAATCTCGAAAACGCCGTCGAAAATGAATCGGGCCTTGACTTTGTAAATCCGCTTTTTCGGCTCTTGCGGATAGGTTTTGAGCCGCGCTTTCAGCCTGCGGATCGTTGCCCGCGCTTCGGCTCCCTCTTTGGAGGCTTGGATGTCGGGCATCTTGCCCTCCAATTCGGCGATGCGTCGCTCGATTGCCTCCCGTTTTAATTTTACTTCTGTCCCCATTGCGTTGAATTTTGTGTCTTTGCTCTGTTTTCTGCGATATGCCGCATTATTTCGGATTATCCGACCATCTTATCGCCGTTACCTGAAACTCGCGGCAAATCGCCTTAATTTCATTTGTCCCGATAGGTCTCATTCTTGAAAATGATGACTTCGAGCATCTCGTTGAATCGGTCTGCGATGCGGTTGCCGTACTTCTCGCGGATTTGCGATTTCGTGAGATTGGTCGTGATGAACGTGAAGAGCTGCATGTTGTAGCGATATTCGAGCATATCGACAACCGGATTGAGGATGTTCCCATAGTCGAGAACCTCTATCGGTTCGCGCCCCATGTCCTCAATGGCGATCATCGGCATATTGCGTAGGTTACGGAATGCCTCGAAATCCTTTGCGAGCATAACTACCTCCTTTGCATCGACGATCCGAATACCGGCCCGTTTGCCCTCGAAATGCCCTATGTCGTTGAGCCAATTCACCGCCGACTGAAAGGCATACAGGAGAGTTGTTTTACCATTGCCGGGTACGCCGCAGAGCATTACCCCGAACTTGGCATCGTCGCGGATCAGGAATGCGGCCAGCCGTTCGATGTTGGTTTTGGTCGCCTTGTCCTCGATGAACCTGCGGTGGCGGTATTCGACTTCCGCCTGATATGCTGCCAGCAGAATGTCCGCTGCCTGCTTCAAGCTCACCGACCACTTAAAATTTCCCCTCGTAGTCTTCCGGGCGAGTAGCTGTCGCCTCAGTCCCTCGACGTTTATCACATGATCTTTGTTGATTGATCCCATTTCGTTTGTTGTCTTCTTTTTGCCATGTTGCCACCGCCGCACGCCAGTTTTTCATCTTGTTCTTGCCGACATACCATCCCTTGCTCTCGTAAAAGTTCACGAATCGCTCGGCATCCACCGTGTACCCCTTTTCCCTGATATAAGAATCAACCTCCTCGATAGAGGGCGGGGAAAAGCGTTTTTCGCTTTTTCCACTTTTCCCCTCTCTATTGTCTTTTATATTCTTATTATTCTTATCTTCTGTGCAGGGATCGTTGCACCCGTCGTTGCAGGGGTCGTTGCTGCCCTCGTTGCATCCTGCTGCGCTATTCTGCTGGTAATCATCGTAATTAACTATCGTAATCATCGTTGCACGGGTGGCAGGGTGTTTCGCGCGGCTTATCATCTGATCTGCTTCGAGGAGAGATAGAAATTTGAGGATGGTATGCTCGGACGGCTTGCGCTGCACCCCGTTGTCATCTTTGTACGCCCACCGCTCGCGGAGATAGTGGACGGATGCGATCAATTGCCCCCGTTTGATGGTTACGAGGTCTGATCCAACAAGGCGTTTGCTATCTCTCCATTCGGCGAGCATCAGCAGGTCGATCCACCACTTCAATTTTCGCGGATCATTCCATATCCAATGCTCCCGAATGGTTTGATATATTTTTATCCATCCTCCCATCATCTATTTCCCCACGAAAGCAAAGTAGATTTCAGCGAATTGTTCACCTGCGTATTTCGCCAGCGCGGACGATTTGAAGCAAAGGCGAGACCCGACAAACGCATCCGTACCCGAGGGCGCGCTACCCGAATACGCACACGCAAAACCGGCACCCGAGCCGCAATACGCACCACCGCCGAACAGGACACCGCGCAATGCTTCGGTCGTCGGAATGTTAGTGTAATGGTAATCGCAGAAATAGGTCGAAGAACCGCCTCCTACGACGGAGGGCATGATCTCTCCTCCCTCGCCGAAAATCACCTCTTTGACATATCCCTCTGCGCGGGCCTCGTTGCCTACATGAGCGTAGCCGTCGTAGCCGCTATCCGAAAATTTGGCCGGATCGGTGCAGACGAATACCTTGCTTAATCCGTCGCCGCTGTTATCCTCGGTCGGGCTGATACGGATGTTGATACCGTCCGTCCATTGCCAAATATGGCCGAAAGGATTCTCGACACCTCGATAGCGCGGAACCATGACCGTGCATCGGGTCGATCCGTCCTCATTGATGACGGGGTATGCGACCTCGCCCGTGCCGTTTCCGAGTTCGTCGGTATGGCCGCACGGCACGAACGGATAAGAGCCGTTGAACCCGCCCCAATCGGACATGTTTGTTACACCTGCTCCGAGGCCGCCCTGCGCATAACCGTTGCTGTCCTTTTCCGCATTGAATGCCGCCTGCGAGTTGAGCGTGGCATATTCGATGGCGAAGAGCCAATACAGTTCTTTTTGGATGTCGTAGGTCATGCAGTTCCATTCCGTCGAACCGGACTTGCGTTTGCGGGCGTAATTGCGGAAATTGGTACGGGAGATACCCGTCGCCGGGCGTCCGAGGAACGTGCGATAGGTTCCGTCATACGCCGTATTGTTGTTGCCGCCTCGGTAGTCGGCATCCATATTCACGACCGAGCAGAGGGTCGTCGTGCTGCGCTGTATGGTAGCCTGATACGCCGAAACGTATCTATTCCCTGGGACGAGACGATAGCCGGGGAGAGGGTACTCGCTGATGCGTACCCGCCGCTTCGTGCCGTCAGTCTCGAATTTGCGGTAGTGCATGGGAAGTTCGACCATGACCTGACCCCGCGAGCCGTCGCGCGTCTGTCCCGTCCAATTTGCCGGATTGAGATATTCCACGACCTCGCCGTCGTCGTTGAGCAGGCAGCCTTTCATCCGGTTGTGGATCGGCAGGCTCTTGTGCAGGGAGAGATTGCCGATACGGGTGCAGGCAGGCGAGGATACAGCGGTGTCGAACTCGATGCCGTAGCTGCATTCCTCCTCCATGTAAGGCAGGAGCGTTGCGAGCGCGGCCTTTTTGCTCTCGCCGTCCTCCAATACCTCGCAAATGAGGTTGAACGGGTTGGTTCCCGATACATCGGGCAAGTCGCTCAATCGCTTGCCATTCTGAAAAGCCTCGATAATCTGTTCGAGGATTGCTTCTTGTTCTGCTGTCATAGTTATTTGTCGTTTAAGAATTTGAAAACCGTTTTTCCTTTCGATGCGATGAACATCACCGACGATGCGGTATTCAGCCGCATTTTCTTTTGCCTACGGGATGTCGCCCATTGGCGCAGCCGCCGCGATAGGGAGATGAAAACCGAGACGATCATACCTTTTCGACGTAAGTCCCAGCTCCCCAATAGAGGTCGTGAGTGTTGAGAAAATCCGCATTCGGTGCGATGGCCTTGATCGCCATCGGCGACCAATCGTTGAGCACTACCGGAGCGTCGGAAAATTCGTCGTCCTGATAGCATTTCACGCTCAATACGGCGTCCACGGTGGAGCTGCTGTATTTGGGCCTGATGTAGATCGAGAACAGCGCGTCATTCGGCAGGCTGAAACCGTCTGCGAGGTTCTCGATCTTGCCATGCGAGAGGATGCGCCCGCCATTCATAAATTCGCTGATGTAACCTTGTCTTGCCATAGCTTGATGTTGTTTTTAATTGAACCTGAAATTACCGTTTGCCGTGAGGCGGATCGACGAGAGTGTTACCAACCTGACCGTAGGCTTCGAGACCTTGATCTGAATCGTCTTGTAGAGGGCTACGTTGCAGGTCGGGATGACATGGATGATGCTGGTTCCGGCGGCAAGGATCGTAATGCGTCCGTCGGGAGTTACCGATACGGCCTTATCGTCGCCGAGGAACAATACATTCGGCTTGACGCTGGCCGGAGTGAGTGTGGCGCGGATGAAATTCTCCGCCATATTGCCGACCAGCAGGCGCGAGGGGTATTCTACCGTCATTGCAGTCGGCACAAGATTCAGCGGTTCCAATTCCGCAGCGGCGGCGATCACCT